GATATGATAGAGTCACTCAATAATATAAGCGTAATTCCTGATGAAAAGACTTTGCAGTTCCGCAAAGGTGAACTTTCCATCTTGACTTGGCTGAAAACCTTGAAAGAGGTCAGCGAACGAGCTTTTGAGGAATTGAATGAAAAGAATGTTTGATTTTGCCTGTGCAAATGGGCATAAAACTGAAAGACTTGTTGATTATGAGACAACGAGTTTTCGATGTGAGTGCGGAGAAACAGCCAACCGTACTCTATCTGCTCCTAACTTTAAGTTAGAAGGGTGGTCTGGTTCTTTTCCATCAGAGCATGGGAAGTTCGAGAAAAAACACCTAGATCAACTGAAGTGGGAGCAAAAGCACAACTCATAAGCAGAAATGCCGAGTTGAATGTCCTAGAACCGATAACGGCAGGAAAAAGGTAAAAATATGTTGATTGACAATGAAGATGAGTCGCTAAGTGAGTTAGATGCAGTTGAGCAAAAGAAGCAACTACCTGAAGTAGCACCCTTATCCGAGATGCCTGAGAAATACAGGCAGAAATCTTTGGAAGAAGTGGTCAAAATGCACCAAGAGGCTGAGAAGCTGATTGGAAAGCAAGCGCAGGAAGTTGGGGAAGTGCGAAAGCTGGCAGATGAACTTATCAAGCAAAACCTCTCCTCTAAACAACAACCTATTGAAGAAGAGCCAGAAGTAGATTTTTTTGAGAATCCACAGGCGGCGGTTCGTAAGACTGTTGATAACCATCCCGATGTACTTGCGGCTAGACAAGCTGGTCAAGAGTTCAAAAAGATGCAGATTCAGCAAAAGCTGGCGCAAGAGCATCCTGATTTTGGTCAGATTGCTCAAGATGCAGACTTTGTGAATTGGGTGAAATCTTCACCTATTCGCCTTGGTTTGTATGCAAAAGCTGATGGTGAGTTTGATTACGACAGCGCAAACGAATTGTTAAGCACATACAAAGAGTTGCGAGGAATTAAGGCAAAACAGACTACAGATGCAGGGGAAACTCAGCGCAAGTCAAACCTTAAAGCCGCAAGTGTTGATGTAGGTGGAAGTGGAGAATCTGGAAAAAGAGTCTATCGCAGGGCTGATCTAATTCGGCTGAAGATGACTGACCCAGATCGTTATGAGGCGTTAAGCGGAGAAATCATGCAAGCGTATCAAGACGGCAGGGTTAGATAATTTAACTTATCGTTTTTTGGAGATTTAACATGGCAACATCATTTTCCCCCACAAACTCAGTTACGGTAACAACCGCTGAAAAATTCATCCCAGAAATTTGGTCAGATGAAATCGTTGCGGCTTACAAGAAAAACCTCGTTTTAGCTAACTTGGTTATGAAGATGAACTTTAAAGGTAAGAAGGGTGATGTAGTTCACATCCCTGCACCTACCCGTGGTTCTGCTTCTGCTAAAGCCGCTGAAACAGCAGTCACTTTGATTGCCGCTACAGAGTCTGAAGTTCAAGTTTCTATCAATAAGCATTACGAATACAGCCGTTTGATTGAGGATATTGTCGAAGCCCAAGCCTTGAACAGCTTGCGTAACTTCTATACCTCTGACGCTGGTTATGCCTTGGCTAAACAAGTCGATACTGATTTGGTTCAACTGGGTCGTTCAACCAATGGCGGTGGTGGTACAAATGCTTATGCAACTGGTGCATTTATTGGTGGTGATGGTACTACTGCTTATGTTGCCGCAAGCAACAATGAGTCAGCATTGACCGATGCCGCTATTCGCCGCACTATTCAGCGTCTTGATGACACTGATACCCCAATGGATCAGCGTTTCTTCTTGATTCCTCCATCAAGCCGCAACACTTTGATGGGTTTGGCTCGTTACACTGAACAAGCCTTTGTTGGTGGTACAAACAGTACCATTCGCACAGGTGAGATCGGTAACTTGTATGGTATCCCTGTGTTTGTCTCAAGCAATTGCGACACAGCATCAGGTACTAACAATGCACGAGTTTGCTTGATGGGTCATAAAGACTCACTGGTTTTGGTTGAACAAGTGGCTATTCGCTCACAAGTTCAGTACCAACAGCCGTACCTTGCAAATTTGTACACAGCAGACACGCTGTATGGAGTGCAAATTCTGCGTTCAGCAGCAAGCTCTGGTGCGGCTAAGTCTGCATCAATGTTTGCTTTGATCGTTCCAGCCTAATTGCAGTTGTCCCTCCTATCTCTAGAAATAGGGGTAGGGGGACTTTTTTAACCTATTAGGAGAAACAAAAATGGCAACAGCAAGTGCAGTTGTAACACGCAGAGGCAATGACAGTTTTCGGGGTTTGTTCTCCGATACTTGGTCAGTTGTTTGTACTTTAAATGCTGGCTCATTAGTCGATGGTGCTGGTGAAACAGATGATGTAACAGTGGCTGGTGTCGCTTTGGGTGACATGGTTCTTTGTGCATCTTTGGCTGTAGATTTGGTTGGTTTAACAGTTACTGGCTATGTCAGTGCCGCAAACACAGTCAAATTCCGCATCCAAAACGAGTCAGGTTCTACAGCAGACTTGGCATCAGCCACTATGGATATTATTATTGTCCGTATGGTGTAAAGATAGGGGGGCTAGTCCCCCCTTTCTCATTTAAGGGTTTTATGGCTACTTTTCGTTGTCTTCAATCGGGTAACACTGTGACTTTCACATATCAGCATGACATTGACTCTATGAAGGGTCATCAGGGGTATGTAAGGATAGATGAACCAGAAGTAACCATAGAATCAGTTGATTCTGAGCGTACAGATACCGCTTTTGCGCCTGTCATCCCCACAATTAAGCGTATGGGTAGACCTCGAAAGGTTGCAAATGTCTGAATTTGACGCAAGAGATTTCGGTAAGCTAGAGGCTCAAGTTGAGGCACTCCAAAAAGAGATGCACACATTGAGCGCAGATGTCAAATCATTACTTGAACTTGCCAACAAAGGCAAAGGTGGTTTTTGGATGGGTATGACAATCGCTTCATTCATGGGCGGTGTCATTACCTTTGTTGCTGATCGACTCTGGAAATAAGGGGAACACTATGCCAATGGTCGGAAAAAAGAAGTTTGCTTACTCAGAAAAAGGCGAGAAAGAAGCCAAAGAGTATGGCAAGAAAAAGGGTGTGCCTGTCACCGTCATGATTGCTGTTGGTAAGCCAAATAAAGCTATGCCTATGCGTGGTGGTCGTACCGCTACAAACATGATGAAAAAATCTTCACGAGGTAAATAATGTCTACTTTCCAACTCGACCCCAATCAAGTTGCTTATGGTGTTGCCGCTATTGGCACAACCCAAGTTTTTGCAGTGACAAATTCAAGCGTTGCATCTACGGCTTTTGGTGCTAATACCACCATGATTCGTATTGCTTGCTCTTTGGGACACTGCCATTACCAAATTGGCTCTGCGCCAACTGCAAACCTGACAACTTCACCCATGATGCCCAACAATTTTATTGAGATTATTAGGGTAAACCCTGGTCAAAAGATTGCAGTTATTAAGGATGCAACTGTTACTGGATCAACAATTTCTGTGACAGAGTTGGTATGAAAACCAAGGCTCAAAAGAAGATTAGTAAGGTAATGACCGAGTACGGCAAAGGGGAATTGCACTCTGGTAAGGGTGGCAAGGTTGTAAAGAACCCAAAACAGGCGGTTGCCATTGCTTTATCTGAAGCTGGTATGTCTAAGCCTAAAAGGAAGATGAAATGAAAACTGGTTTGTACTCAAATATTAATGCAAAACAGGCTCGTATCAAGGCTGGTTCTGGCGAGAAGATGAACAAGGTGGGGTCTAAAGCCGCACCTACTGCTGCTGACTTCAGAAAAGCGGCAAAGACTGCAAAGAAGCCTAAAAAGGTGAAGTAAATGAAATCTCCCACTTGGCAAACAAAAGCTGGTCAAAATCCAAAAGGCGGCTTGAATGCCAAGGGCAGATCATCTTATAATCAGGAAACTGGTGGCAATCTGAAGCCTCCAGTAAAGTCGGGGGATAACCCTCGCAGAGCAAGTTTCTTGGCTCGTATGGCTGGTAACAGCGGTGCAGAGTACAAGGATGGTGAACCAACAAGACTGCTTCTTTCGCTCAAGGCATGGGGTGCATCCTCAAAGGCTGACGCAAAGGCAAAAGCTAAAGCTATATCCGCAAGGAACAAGGCAAAAGCGAAATGAGAGCATTATCAGTTGGCGCAAATCTAACAGCAACAACAAACACTACCCTCTATACCGTACCTACGGGTTACTATGCAAGGGTAGTATTGCTTCGTGCCGCTAATGCAACTGGTTCAAATAAACATATTACTTTTGATTGGGTAGATACATCAGCATCTGCTACCTATTCACTGGTTTACCAAACGGCAGTTACTTCCAAAACAACTCAAGATTGGGGCGGTGTATCTTATTTTGTAATGGAAGAAGGCGACATACTTAAAGCAACATCAGAATCAGCATCAACCTTTGCTGTTGCAGTCACTATTGAAGAAGAAGGGTTGACAAGAACATGACCTACCTTGAATTAATCAATGATGTCCTTATCAGATTGCGTGAGACAACAATTTCATCAATT